GTGGACGTCGAGTGCGACCCGATCGGCCCCTTGTCCGTGACGGCCTTGCCCGAGGTGGCCTCCTCGGCGTTGCCAAGCTGAGACAGCACCTCGCCCAGCAGGTCCCGGGCCTGGCGCAGCCGCTCCTCGTTCTTGGCCGAGAGCACGCGGCCGGCCTTGGCGTCGGCGTGCTTCACGGCCAGTAGCTCGGTCTCCGGGTTGGCGGGGATGACCGTGGGGCCGACCTCGATCAGGTCCAACTCGGACAGCTCGTTCACGCCCGGGTCGTCCTTGGCGGGCGCCTCGGCCATCACGTCGTAGGCGAACGAGAACTTGGTGAGCGCCCTGCCCCGCATGGCCCGGTAGACCGAGGCGCCGGCCGGCGAGTCGAGGTCAAGCTGCCCCTTGACCCACAGGCCGTCCGCGGTCTCCTTGGCGTCGGTGACCGACCCCAGCAAGGCGTTGGGGTCCGAGTGGGCGTGGCTGTAGATGACGGGGATGGCGTTGTCGCTGGCGGCCCACCGCTCCAGCGACTTGGCGAACGCCCCGGGCATCACCCGGTCGCCCACCACGTCCACGTTCCCGAACACCGAGACCAGCGCCTCAAATTCGCCGGCCGGCGCGCCGTCGCTTGCGTCCGCCAGCCGGATGGTCGCGGGCGCGTCCTTCATCCGCATGGGCGCGGACCTCCTGGGGGTACTGGCCCGCTGCGCTGGAGGCAGGCGCTACGCGTGCACCGGGTGGCGCCCGTTACGGGACGCGGCACCCGGCTCTGGCGGAGGTGCCCCCTGGGGGGGCACGGTGCCCGTGACGTTGAGGGGCACGATCAGTTGGTCGGCGTCCTCGCGCTCGGGCAGGTTCATGCGGGCGCGGGCTTCGCTACGGGTCATCCACGGTGCCCCGACTGCCGTCTGGAGCGCCGCGGACTGCTCCTCGAAGCTGCCCCGCAGCTTGTCGGCCACGTTGAACTCGCAGTACACGCCCTCGGTGTCGTCAAACTCGGTGACGACCGACGCCTGTAGCTCCTGCTCGATCATGCGGAACCAGGGGCCGAGGGTGTCCTGGTAGAGCGACTGGTGGAACTGCCGCACGTTGGCGAAGTTGGCGTTGTCGAGCAGCCCCACCATCGGCGGCGGCACGTGGTACGCCGCGGCGATCTGGGTCAGGGTCATCTTGCGGGCTTCCAGGTACTGGGCCTGCTCGGCGGTGAAGCCACCCGAGACGTACTCCATCCCGTCCTCGAGGACGGGCGTGCCGCCGGCCTGCTCGGAGTCGCCCGTGTACCACGCCTGCCACTCGGCCCGGAACCGCACCTTGGCGGTCTCGGACCACTCGGGTGCGTCAGCGGGCCGCTTGAGCACGCCGCTCATCCGGGCGCCGTTGCGCCACAGTTGCTGGCGGTAGCCGGCGGCCTCGTAGTCCTCCGCGATCAACTCCCGCAGGGCGACGATGGGCGACCCACCCCGGTACGACAACGGGTCGTAGCCCCGGAAGCGGACCAACTGGTCGGCCGGCACGGCAAGCTCGCTGCCGTCCACGCGGGCGAAGTAGAACGTGGCGGGCGTGCCCAGATCATCGGGGTCGATGCGGATGAGCCGGGCGGGAGGCACCCTCCGCAGGCCGATCCGGTCGGCTTGGCCGGGCCACGCCACCTTGAGCCAGTACGCCTCGGCGTAGATCGCCACGTCGGCCACGGTCGCTTCCAGGAGCCGGTACTGGGTCACCCCGGGCCAGGGGTTCTCCAGGGCGATCGCCACTGGGTGGTCCCTGAGCCGGCGCCGGTCGTACTCGCCCACCCGCCGGTAGGTGTGGACGGCGATCTGGGCGATGTTGGTGGCGAGGAAGCTGATGCACGTCCGCACGCCGGGGTGCGTCCGGTACACCTCCTCCAGGCTCGACGGCGCGCAGCAGTCGGCCGTGGTGCCCTGGTAGTACAGGCCCGGCCACGGCAGAGGCTGGGACAGCAGCATCGGCTTGCCGCCCGACATCACCATGACGGTCACGGCAGCGCCTGGATGAACTCGATGCGGTCGCGCTCCACGACCACCTCCCCGTCTGCCGGCACAGGGCGGCCGGCGTCGATCAACTTGGCGTCGCGCAAGACGACGAGCGGGCCGCGCTGGGCGTACAAGATGCCGTCGATGGTTCGCCCGCTCACGAGGTGGACGAGGCAACGTCGACGGACCACGGTGCGCTGGTAGGCGAACATCAGAGCCGGCCGGCCAGAAGCGCAAACCCCACCATGGGGATGAGGTCGGCAGCCACCTGGTCCTCGACCTGCGGACTGGCCCTGCCCGACGCAAGGACGTTCTCGAACGCCTGCAAGAGGTCTAGCTGGTGGCGTTGTAGCCGGACCGACCGCGGACTGTTGACCCTCGCCGTCTTGCCCTGGGCATAGCGCACCATCTCGTGCGTGAGCCGGCGGTCGCTGCCGACGGCGTGGCCCAGGCAGGCGTTCCAGTGGCGCCGCGCCCTCTCGGCGCCCAGGTACTTGAGGTCGGTCTCCGCCTCTCCGACCAGGAACGGCAGACTGCGCCGTTCTTCGGAGGTGAAGGTGTCGAACGGACCGTGTACCATCACTCCTCCACCTGGTCGCCTTGGTCGAGCTGCCTCCCCGGGCGCCGGGCCGGGTAGAGAGACATCCCCGGTCACCAGGCGAGATGCAACCGCGTCATCGCCTTGGAGGCCGAGATGGAACGTTTCGCTGGCTGTTGGTCGTGCGGCTCGCACGGCCCGTGCTACGAGGACTGCTACTGCGCCGCGTGCCGCAACCCGGTGGAGTACATGGAGTGGTGCGTCTGCCACCCGGACCAGTACCGGCGCTGGCGCGACACGCAGAAGCTCGCCCCGGGCGTGGAGTGCACCTGCCCGAAGTGCCGGGCGAAGCGCGGTTGGCCGTACGTGGTGCACCGGACGCCACCCCGCCGACGGGAACGGCGGGAGTGCCGCTGGCAACTCCGGCTGCCGCTACAGCAGTGACAGCCCTCCGTCCTCGTAGGCCGACCGGCGGACGGGCAGCGCCCGGGTCAGGCGGTCCAGGGCCATGATGGCGGCGACGATGCCGTCCACCTTCTCGTGGCTCTTGGCCTTGTCGGGCTTGACGTTGCCGGCGGCGTCCTGGACGACCACCACGTGGCCGGCCTGCCAGCGGACCAACGGGTTGCCGCCGTGGCGGAGTTGGCCGGCGAGCACGAGGCGTTCAAACTCCTTGGCTGGGGCGGACATCGAGGCGAACCCTTGGCCCATGTCCACGATCGGGAGACCTGCCTCGGCCAGGTCGGTGCGCATCTGGCTCATGCCCCAGCGGTCGAACGCCAGGTCGGCCACGTCGAACCGGCGGGCGTCGGCGTCGACCTGGCGCAGCACGTAGGCGTGGTCGAGCACGTTGCCGGGGGTGAGGGTCAGGAACCCCTGCCTGGCCCACGCCGAGGCGTTGCCGCCCGTGCGCTTGTCGAGGTCCCCGATGCGGTCCTCGGGGTAGAAGTGCCGCCAGAGGAGCGCCACGTCGCCGTCGTCGGTGGGGAACGCCCAGCACAGGGCGGTGAGGTCGGCGGTGTTGGCGAGGTCGAGGCCGCCGTAGCAGCGCCGGCCGGCGAGGGCGGCCTCATCGACGCTGCCCGAGGTGGCGTCCCAGGCGTCGATGGACAGCCACCGCTCCACGGACCGGACCCACTGGTTGCAGCGGAACTGCCGCCAGGCGTTCTCCTTGGACGGCAACAGCCGTGCCTCGTGTGCCTCGTCACGTAGCGCCGCCACCGACAGGAAGTCGCCCAGGGCCGGGTTGGGGTAGGCCCAGTTGGCTTCATCGAACGGGTCCGCTTCGACGGGCATGTTCCGCATGTAGACGAACCGGCGCCGGTCCAACTTGGGGTCCAGGGCGACCTGCTCCGAGTAGGCGTGCTCGTTGGCGGCGAAGCTGGACGGGTCGTTGCCGGCGGTGGTGGCGGCGATCATCAGGGGTTGGTCTCGGGTGCCCATTGACGTGCGGAGGGCATCCCAGAGGGCCGGCGATTTCTGGGCGTGCACCTCGTCGAACACGACGCCGTGTGGGTTGAGGCCGAGGTTGCCGAGGGCATCTCCGGGGAGCACCTGGTAGTAGCTGCCGGTGCGGTCGTCCACGATGCGCTTGGTCTGGCGGTAGATGCGCAGCCGGCGCGAGAGGGTGGGCGACAACTGCACCATCCGCTCCGCGACCTGCCACACGATCGACGCCTGGTCGCGGTCGACGGCTGCCCCGTACACCTCCGCGCCCTCCTCGTCGTCGGCCACGAGCAGCACGAGAGCCACGCCTGCCAGTAGTTCTGACTTGCCGTTCTTGCGGGCCAGCTCGATCCACGCCACCCGGTGGGTGCGGACCCAGCGGCCGGCGCTGGGGTCCCACTCGACGTCCCCGAACAGGGGCGCCACGATGTCGTCCCGCTGCCAGTCGGTGAGGTGGAACGGCCGGCGTGCCCACCGCCCCTTGGTGTGGCGGAGAAGCTCGGCGAACACGGCGTCGACGCGCTCCACCCGGGGTCCGCAGCGGTGGGTCGTTCGCTTGTCGCACTGGTCGCAACGTGGGGCCAACGGGCGCCTCCCTGAGAAATTTCTTGGTGGCGCCGATGTGGCCGTATGAGAGAAATCCGCTTCGGGGTGTAGTGATTCTCACGGCGCAGCGATATTCTGGGCTTTGCCCAGAAGGGCACCGACTCCCAAGGAGAAATTCAGATGAGCAAGAGCACCGAGTTCAAGACCACCAAGCTGACCGGCCGGACCTGGTTCCAGATCGCCGCAGCGCACGACCGGCTGGAGGACCGGGTGGTGGACTCCACCAAGACCTCCGTCACCTTCAACACCGACCCCGCCACGCTGGTCGCGGACATCCACGACGCCCTGGCCGTCGTCCGGGCCGAACTGGCCGCCACCAAGGAAGCCGAGATCAAGTCGGCCCGCAAGGGCGAGATCACGGCCCTGTCCAGCCTGCTGCGGGCGGCCGACAAGGCCCGTGCGGCCTGGGCCGCCAAGCACGGCGAGCCGGAGGCCGACGCCAAGCCGGCCAAGCCGGCCAAGGCCGTCAAGGGCCAGGAGGCCGACGCCACCCGCACGACCGGCCCGCGGGGCGAGATTCTGGCCCGGGTGGGCCTGCCCCTCGGCACCCCGCAGGGCACCTACGTCATCAAGCTGCCGTTCCGGGAGTTCACGACGGCCGTCGCCGCCGACAAGCGGGCCGCCAAGGACGCCGGGCACGCCCCCTGGGTGACCGTCTGCGAACTTCACGGCACCATCACGGAGGCCGACAACGGCGAGCAGGCCGAGCGCCAGGGCGCCCGCAAGAACCGCACCGCCTGGTGCGACGGGTGCCGGGCGGGCAAGCCGGCCGAGGCCGTGACCGGCGACGGCGTGCCCGTCACCAAGGCGGACGCCAAGGCGAAGGCCGCCAGCACGAAGGCGCCGGCCGGCAAGGCCGCCAAGGCCACCAAGGCCGCCAAGGCCACCAAGCTGCCGGTCCTGGAGGGCCTGATGGAGGGCCTGGCGACGGGCGACTTCACCAAGGCCGACACGGCCGTCAAGGCCACCAAGGCCACCGCCCGCAAGGCGCCCGCCCGCAAGGCCGGCACGAAGGCCACCGCCCGCAAGGCGACGGCCCGCAAGGCCGGGTGAGCGGCGTGGAGGCGGCAGACGTGGAGCCGGTCGGCCTGGCGGAGATCGCTGACCGGCTCCGGGTCACCCGGGCCACCGTGGACTCGTGGCGGATGCGAGACCGTCTGCCCGAGCCACGGTGGACCGTGGGGGGCAGGCCCGCCTGGAACTGGGCCGACATCGAGGCCTGGGCGCACGACACCGGACGCCTCTAGCAGCACCCCACCTGCCCGAGGGCAGTCGAAACGCCCCTACGGGGGCGTCGGCCGGACGTAGGTCCCCCCGGCCCTGATGAGACAGGACCCTCAAGGAGAACCATGCACACCAACCGTTGGATCATCGGCGGCCTAGCCGCCGCCCTCGCGCTGACCGGCGCGGCGTGCGGCGGTGCCGCTCATGACAGCACCGCCACACGCAGCACCAAGCAGGCTACGGCCCCCTCCACGGAGGCCCCGGTCACCACGGCGGCACCCAAGCCCAAGCCCACGGCCCCGCCGACCACGGCGGCCCCGGCACCGCCCCCCACCCCGGCCGAGCCGCCCCAGACGGGCCAGGCCCGGCAGGCGGCCCAGCAGTACCTGGAGACGATGCCGTTCAGCCGGACCGGGCTGATCAAGCAGCTTGAGTTCGACCACTACCCGGCCGACGCCGCGGCGGTGGCGGTGGACAGCCTGGGCACCGACTACGCGGCCCAGGCCGTGAAGGCCGCTCAGCAGTACCTGGACACCATGCCGTTCAGCCACCAGTCGCTGGTGGAGCAGCTCGTGTTCGACGGCTACTCCCAGGCCGACGCGGCCCACGGCGCCACGGTGGCCCTCGGGTAAGCCTGCCGACGCCAACCGAAGCAGCACCCCCCGGACTCACCCGGGGGGTGCTTCGCGTTCCTGCATCAGTCCGGCAAGGGTGCGGGCCACCAGGGTCGGGCTGGAGTCGGTGGAGTCCACCTCCACCACCAGGACGCCCCGGTCTCGGGCAGAGGCCGCGGCCCGGGCTGCCCGGGTGGTCGCGGCACGCATCCAGGCGGGCGCCTGGGTGTTGTGTCGGCCGGCCCGGCGTGCGGCGAGAGCGGCGTCGTCGGCGGTCAGGTGGACCACCGTCAGGTCGGCCCGGGCCGCCAGGGCGGTCAGGAAGGCGACGGTGCCGAGGCGCTGGCCTTCACCCGCGACCAGGCGAGGGAGCCGGCCCTGGGTGGCCCAGGCGACCGCGTGGGGGTGGACCGCCATCGACAGCCCGTCAGTGCCAGCGAAACGTGCCCGAGAGACGCCGAGTAGCCATCCCGTGGGTAGACCTCCACGCCGGAGCACTCGGGCACGTAGGAGCGGCCATCGGGGGTCGACCACCACGGCCGGCTCTCGGCCTGGGCGCCACCCGGCCATCACCACGGCCTGGTCCAGGGCCGTCGTCTTGCCGACGCCGGGCGGGCCGAGCACGTAGACGGCCCGGCAGCGGGGCACGCCTAGCCTGTCGCCGGGCCGGCCGCCAGGACCAGCACGCGCTGCGCCACGTGCCCCTGAGCGGTCGGCCACCGGTCACCCGGCGATGGCACGGCGCACTGCGGCGTCGGCCACCACGTCGATGACCAGGTGGACGCGGTCGGCCCCGGACGGGTTGGCGACGGCGTGGGGCTTGCGCTGGTCGAGGTAGTACAGGTGCCAGGGCTGGAGGTGGTGGGCGTGGCGCTTGCCGCGGAGGTCCCACGCCATCATCTCGACGTCGGGTGCGGTGACGAGCGGCAGGTGGAAGCGTGCGATCGCACCGTCTCGGGTGCCGGCGGACCGGTCGGTGATGTCTGTGTGGCGGGCAAGCCGGCCGGTGCCTCCGGGCACGCCAGCCATGCGGAGCAGGCGGACCCGTTCCAGGTCGGCGCCGAACGGGAGGTTGCGGGCGATGCCGGTGAGGGTGGGGCAGCGGTCCGCGAGCACGGTCCATTCGCAGCGCAGGTCGCCGGCCCCGGGGTGCTCGGCCCGCCACGCCCGGCTCATCTCCGCGGGCTTGACGCCCCAGGCGGGGTCGTCGGCCTTGAAGCCCCGCAAGCTGAGCGCCGACCAGGTGCCGTCGCTGTAGAACGGGTAGTCGTCGTGCCATCCGTCCACGCCCGCCAACTCCCTGAGGGCGGCGTTGCGCACCAGCGGCGCCACGTGGACGGGCAGGTCAACCAGGGTCGCCCGGTCGGCCTTGGAGTAGGTGGCCGATCCGGTCTGGGCCGACCAGCAGGCAACGATCTCGCTGGCCGCGGTGACGTGGACGGCAGCGACCGCGAGGCCCTGGCGGGCCAGGCCCCGGGACAGCTCGGCGTCCTCCCGGTAGGCGTACACGTAGTCGAAGCGACCGAAGCGGGGGATGGGGGCGCCCGGCTCGCGGGCGACGTGGGTGGCGACGGTGGCGCCGGCCGGCAGCGTGTAGGTGTCGCCGGTGAAGTGGTGGCGCCGGCTCGGGCGGGTGAGCCGGCGCGACACCACAACCGTGCCCGGGTACCGGCGGACCTCGACGGCAGGCGAGGCAAGCTCGGCGGCGGTCGGGGTGGCGAACGCTCCGGCGTGGTACTGCTTGGCGTAGCCGGCCAGGAACGCGGCCGTGGACGTCACGGCGCGGCGACCATGCGGCCCGTGCGCCGGTAGTGGCCGGCCAACCCGTTGTCGACGCCAGGCTCGATGTCCCGCCACCCCGGCGGCACCACCCGGGCGAAGCTGGCGGCGAGGACGGCCCGGTCGGCTGGCTCGGGCACGCTTTCGATCTCGGCCCGCAGCGCGGCGAGGTGCTTGCCGGGGTAGTACCGCCCGTCGCGCATCACGTTGAAGTCGCAGATGACCGTCTCGAAGTCCTCCCACTCCAACGGGACGCCTGCCGCTGCCAGCCGTTCGCGGGTCGCGGTGGCCCGGGCGTTGAGCCAGTCCAAGGTGGGGCGGTCGTTGCCGTAGAGGCGCTGGAGCGACCGGCGTGGACCTTCGGACTCCCATAGCTCGGCGTCGGGCGCCCGCACGGGCACGTCGAGCACCTTCGCCAGGAATTCGCACCACTCAAAGGCGGTCTGCCGGCCGACGCCCCAGACCTGGCGGAGGTGCCCGAACAGCGCCCGGAAGTCGGCTTCGGGGGGTGCGCCCGCGGGGGCGAGACCGGTGTTGATCCAGCGGGCCTGGGACTGGTCGGCCAGGTGGGCGACGTAGGAGTCCAGGTGGCGCAGCACCTTGCCGCCCCGGAGGTTGCGGCGCTCGTTGGTGCACGGGTAGTCGGCGGCCTGGGCGGCGGTGGGCGACACGGCCCACTCGCGGGGTGACCCCCAACGCCGGAAGACACGCCAGGCAGAGCCGAGGTCGTCGTAGGCGTTGTACAGCTTGACCAGCCAGTACGCCTCCTCGTCGGACACGATGGCGTGGCGGCGCAGGTCGGCCAGCACTTCGGCCCACGGTTCCAGGTCGTGGCTGGACACCTCCAGGCCGGCGAAGGTCACCAGGTCTGCGAGGGCTGCCTCATCGGCGCTCACGCCGGCACCTGGTCGTGGCTGGTCGCCGCCAACTGCGCCCGGCGCATCTCCTCCTCCCGGCTCGGCGCGCAACCCCGCATCCCGGCCCGGACGTACCAGACCGCCGTGTAGCGGTGCCCCTGGCCGTACAGCGGGGTGACGCCGTGCATCAGCGTGGAGCCGGAGAACACGACGAGCGAGCGGTCGGGCACCCCCAACCAGACGCCGTACTCGGGCAGGTGCAGGTGGCCCCCGCTGATGCCCGAGCGCAGGCACACCATCGCCGAGAGGCAGCCGGGAAGGTTGGCCGCGTCACGGTGGTAGGGCAGCGCCACGGTCCGGTTGAGGATGCCCGACGTGAACCACCGCCCCATCCGCCACACCGGTTCGATTGCCCCGGAGACGGCGCTCTCGTGCGCCGAGGCGGCCTCGGGCATGTGGAGGCAGACGTGGCGCCACAGGCGGGCACCCAGGGCGTCGAGGGCGTTGGCGAGCGGGGGGCAGTCGTTGGTCAGCCCGGCCGCCATGGCGCCGTACCGGACCCGCAGCGTCTGGGGCGGCAGGTAGCCGAAGGTCCGGTGCGGCGACACGATGCCGGCGAGGCGTGCTCCGCCACGCTTGCCGGCGGGGGAGACGTCGTTCCATGCCAGGCCGCCCAGGGCCTCGACCATCTGGGCCCAAGGGGCCGCGGAGCCGGCCAGGGTCACCTGGAAGCCGACGACCGCCCGGGCCGCCACGTCCACCAGCACCACGTCGTCCATCAGCGGCTCGTCGGCCGGCCGAGGGGCGAAGGTCTTGCGGTCGACGCCGGGCGGGCGTCGGGTGACGGCGACGGCCCTCACGGCTCCAGGGTCGCCACGGCCTCCGCGGCGAGGGTGGCGACCAACTCGGCGTTGGTGCCGATCGAACGGGCCTGGCGAAGCTGGCGGAGGTGGTCGGTGACCGTGACGTAGGTGGGCAGCGGGAACGGCAGCACCACCGACCGGCTCTGGGTCGCCAGGTAGCCCTCGTGGTCCTGGGCGTTGGCGTTCAACTGGACGGTCGACGGCACCTCGGGCAGGTCGGCCGGCTCACCGCCCTCGGCGGGGTCCACGTCGGACAGGGCGACCACGCCGTCATCGGTGCCGCCCGACATCATCGCCAGGTCGGCCTCTGAGAACAGCATCCCCGCCAGGCTGTCCGGCGACTGGCCGCGCAGCAGGTCGACCAGGGCGTCCTCATCGAAGTAGCCGAAGTCGCTGGCCCGGTTGTCCGAGACCAGGATCGCCAGCGCCTCGTCGTCGTCCACGTCGGCCCAGATGACCGGCACGGTCTCCATGCCCAACTGCTTGGCGGCCCGGAGCCGGTGGTTGCCGGCCAGCACGTGCGCCGTCGACCGCTGGACCAGCAGGGCACCGTGCCAGCCGTTGGCGGTGATGGCGGCGACGATCGCCTCCACGTCGCCCACCCGTGGGTTCTTGGGGTGCTCGACCAGCTTGGCGACCGGCACCACCTCGTAGGACTGGGGGACGGCGCTCACGAGGACAGCAGCCGCGACGCGTAGTCCGGTTCCTCTGCCCCTGCCACGCCGAAGTTGACGCGGGCCGAAGGGGTCAGGCCCAACTCACGGCCGAACCGCAAGATGAGCGCCGCGGCGTCCCGGGCGATCATCACCGCGGGGTTGCGTACGGCCTTGCCGTCGCGTGCCAGCAGCAGGCCCGACGTCGCCACCAGGCGCACGGCACGGCGGTGCTCGACCACGGCGCAGCAGTAGGCGTAGATGGCGTCGGTGTCGGCGGCGAACGCCAGGCCCATGTGGTCCAGCTCGTTCACCACCCGGTGCCACTCGACCTGGACCAGCTCGTCCGCGTTGAAAGGCACCTCGGGCAGGGCCGCCCGCGGCTGCGGCTCTCCCTTGCGGATGCGGCTCGGCCGGCTCTCGCCGTGGAGCACCTTCAGCCTGGTCGGCGTGGGTGCCGGGCCTCGCTTGCCCATAGTGGCCTCCCGGGTGGGTGTGTACAGGGCCGGCGCGGCCCCGGTAATGGCTCCATGCGCCCGGGCGTAATGGCTCCATGCGCTGGACGGGTTTGCCTCCATGCGGCGGCAAGTTGCGCGTTACTTGGCTGCGTAAAAGTCACGACGCGCAGCGGTCTGATGAAGCTGATCATCTTGCGATCCGAGGCCCCCTACCCCCGGCGTGGAG